TTCAAAATTACCATTGAGATCCCACCTCTTCTTTCGTTGAGGTGAGCGCTTCGGTTTCTTTTGAGGTTGAACACGCTGTCGGGTTGGTTGAACGGAACGTTGTTGTCGCTGTCGCTGTGCTTTCGCACGTCTCTTTTGTGATTTTGTTTTTGTCATATTTTTTATTTAGGGTGTTAGATTTACATGCAAAACCCTCGAGTTTGGTATAAAGTTCAACAACATCATCATCAGTATGTAGCAGGCTTTTAGGAATAAATGAAAACTCCTTAAAAAGGGCTAACATATAACGAGTCAAATGCTCATAAAGAGCTGGATAAGGCCAGGCAAGAATTCTGAACGCAGAACAGCGTTCAGCACTTTTGAGAGGCTCTGAAGATCCAACTAATTGTGAACAAATAATTCGCTCATCTGATAACATTGGTATCATTACACCATTTTTCTCAATAAAACGATGGGACAAAAAGGATATGGTTTCCCATTCCTGGAGACCATGACCAGTAACCGTTAAACCGAAATGATGGTTTAATGTTCTAGCCATTAATTCTCCTCGCACCCAAGAGGCTATGGTGTCAGAATAACTATTACAGTTATCATCACCATACAACGCGGCAACAAAATTGGAAAAGAAGAAATCGTAATCGGGAGGACCTCCGTTTATCAAATAGCTAAAAACTATATAGATAAAACTGATAAAAGTATCATCAGTAGAAGTGGTATATACGCCAGAAGGCATACCATCACTCTTAATAACAATATTTCCATCAGGTAAAATTATCATAGAATTTATTAAAGACCAATAATAATTATACACACGAAGAGTGTTTTCAAAGGTCTGATCCTTTTTACAAAATTTCTTCACACGGAACTGAGCTAGCTTCCATAGAAGTAGCAAAGATGGAACCATCAAAATTTCGAACATCAAGACTCTCATTATTCAAAAATCTACTTAAACGAAGGTGCAACTTGTGCCAACCTAAATGATATTTGCTCATCCCAATTGCAGAGAAAGTTTGAAGCGATGAAGCTGCAAGCTTTTGACCCTGGTCATAGAATAAACGAACACCACTTATTGTATGTTCACAAGGAGCAGAAATGAATATACGAGTAGATTCCTGAACAACTTTCTGTTTCACTCTTAACTCTTCTTTCATGTGGGCTGCAAAAAAACAGTCATCAGCTCGTGTTGAGGCCAATCCAATCCAATAATTTTCAAGAATATCAACGCCTTTTCTCGTACCAATCATTTGAGATTTTGTTTCCCAATATTGCCTCCAGAGTGAACCTGGAGACTTATCGAGAGTAGAAACCTCAAGTGCTTGATCAAGAGTAAGGACCATTGAATCCTCTAACCATGGACCAAAGTGACGCTCGAGCCACACAAAAGCAAGGTCAATAGTGTCAACAGCGGCCGGAGACAACTCCTTACGCAATTGAAAATACTTCGCGACTCCACGAGCACCAGCTCTTGCAGATTGAACTGCAGGCTGATAGGGTAACTCGGATACGTCGCCACGAGATATTTTAGACAAGTCATATGGAAGAAAATTTGAGGAAAAAC